TCACGAGCCACTGCCCCACCGCCCTGAGTAGGCGAGTCCGCAGATCAGGTATCCCACCAAGGAGCGCATAAACAGATAGTCCGCCTATGCGCGGAGAAAGGATGCAGACAATGTCTGACATCGCAAAGCTTGCTGACAAGCGAGCGCATCTTTTGGTTGAGGCTCGCGGCATTGCCGTAGAGGCAGCCGACAAGGGAATCGCCCTTGAGGGTGAAGACAAGGCACGCTTCGAGAAGCTCGTTGCTGAGGCTGGCGTTATTGCCGAAGCCCTCCGCGCCGAGAAGGCTTCTGACGAGGCTCGTAAGTCGGCTGACGAGGCTCGCGCCGAGTTCGCCGCTGTTGTGAATCCAACGGCTCCTAAGGCCGCCACGGATAACGACCGCCTTCGTGCAATCGGTATGGCTGCTGGTGTTGATACTTTCGAGTATCGTGACATCACGACCTCAACCGGTCTCGGAAACCCAGTCTCGGTCTTCAATCGCGTCAATGTGATTGCTGGCCAGATCAACCCATACATCAACCCAGCAGTTGTGGATGTGATCCAGGTTGCCACCGGCAACAACATCAAGTTCCCAACTGTGACCGCGCTCGGCACGACGGCTGGTTCAGTCGCCGAAGCTGGCACGATCACGGAAGATGACTTCACAGGGTCGGCTCTGAGCCTTACCCCAACGAAGTTCGCAGTACTTGTCCAGATCTCGGACGAGCTGATTCAGGACGCAGCGTTTGACATTGCGTCGATGATCAGCGAGGCCGCTGGCCAGGAGATGGCGATTGCCCACGGCGCAGCCGCGAGCACCGCTGTCGTCACCGCTGCTGGTACCGGTGGAACGGCCGCAGGCACCGTCGTATACACATACGCCGAGCTTGTGAACCTTCAGTACTCGGTCAAGCAGCAGTACCGAAACGCCGCGAAGAGCGGTTGGTTGATGAGCGACACGGCTCTCGGCCAGATCCTTGGCACGACTTCATCGTCGCTGCCTTTGTTCCAGCCAGGCGGACAGGGTGGCGTTGATCGTCTCCTTGGCAAGCCTGTCTACACGGCTCCTGGCATTGCGGTCCCTGCGACCGGTGCTAAGGCTGTGCTGTTCGGTGACCTTGGTCAGATCAAGACCGCCATCGTTGGCGGCGTGACCGTTGAGGCTTCACGCGAGTACGCGTGGAACCTTGGCCTTGTTTCGTACAAGGTTCAGGTCCGTGGCGCGACCGGACTTGCACAGCCTTCGGCTGTCAAGTTCCTGAAGAACGCCTAATCAACTAGCTCGGCTAGTTAGTGGGGATGGGGAGCCGCTTCGGCGGCTCCCCTGAACCGCAAGTAAGGAGAACCTAATGCTCGTTCGACTTTGCAAGCGACGCGGTGAATATCCGTCAGGGGCTTTCGTTGATCTGCCTAAGGCAGAGGCGGAGAGCCTCATCGGCTTTGGCTTGGCTGAGGCTGTTGCAGATGTCGACGCAGAGGCACCAACGCGGCTCGTAGAGCGTGCCGCAGTCAAGACAAGCACCAAGACAGCCACCCTGCCTACTCAGGCTGTTAGCGTGGCTGAAATCGTGGAGCCTGAGGCGTGAGCCTCTCTGCTGCGGTTGTGACCATTACGACCAGCCCAACGCTGATTGCGACTGGCTTGGTTGGCGCATCGTGGCTCTACCTTCACGCACCAACCGGCGGCAACACAATCTTTGTCGGACCAAGCAATGTGACTACGGCAACAGGATATGAACTGCACAAAGGCGAGATGCAACAGTTCTGGCTTGCCGAGACTGACAAGCTCTACGGTATCGTCGCTACATCAACACAATCGCTAATGACAATGCAGTCAGGAGGCCGCTAAATGTCGTACGCAACACTGGCGCAGTTCAAGGCTGCGGTTGGGATCACCGATAACACCGATGACACCGCGCTTCAGAATGTGCTGGACGCAACCGACACGCTGATCGATCTCTACTGCGACCGAAAGACAGGATTCGGCACCGCGACCGAGACGCGCTACTACACCGCTGAAGCCTATGACTATGTGCTGACCGATGATCTCGTGAGCGTCACGACGCTGACCACCGACGATCTTGAGAACGGCACCTACTCAACGACTTGGACTGCCAACACAGACTTCCAGCTCACGCCAAAGAACTACGCGCTAGACGGCCTGCCGTACACCGGCATCAGCCGCAGCAACGCCTTCACCAAGAACTTCCCCAAGGGCATCTTCCTTGGCGTGAAGGTGGTCGGCGTGTTCGGCTTCCCTGCTCTCCCAGCCGCAGTCACGCAGGCTGCAATCATCCAGGCAGGCGCTGTGTGGAACAGCCGCACCGCACCGTTCGGCGTGATCGGATCTGCTGACCTTGGCGGCATCCTGCGGATGAGCCGCGCCCTGCACCCAGAGGCGGCGCTGATCCTTGAGCCGTACCGCAATCGCGGTGGCTTGGCGGTATGACCGACCTGACGATCCTTGACGCAATCGCCACGCGAGTAGAGGCTGCGACAGACCCTGCTGGGTACACGCTCCGCAAGTGCTACGCCACTCCGCCGGAGTCACTCCCAATCACACCGTGCGCGGTCCTCTTCCCAGGTGGCGACCAGATCAGCATCGGCAACGGCAACCGCACCACGGTGCTCACGGTCAACATCGTCATCTACCTGCTACCGATCCCACGGATGGATGAGAAGTACCGTGACCTCTACACTTGGCGAGCGTGGCTACGCACCGTGTTCGATGGAGCTGTGACCATTAGTGGAAACGCGGCGCAGGTGGCAGTCACCGGTACTACACTCGGCACAGACACTTACGCCGATCAGGACTACCTGACGGTTCAGGCAACTGCGGAAGTCACGGTGCTAGACACCGTGGCGTTCACCGCGTAGAGCAAGGAGAACTTAGATGGCAACCATCGGCGCAAAGGCTCTGACGCGAATCGCTACTGCGTCGCAGGCCGCTTTCGGAACCGCAGCTTCAATCGGCACCGCCACTGGCGAGATCCTCTTCAACGAGACAGTCGGCTCAATCGACTTGGGCGTGACCGTTGACCTTGGTGAGACCACTTCGGTTGGCAAGCGCACCGCCATTCAGGCGACGCGACCAACCATCACCGGCAAGGCTCCAGTCCTGACCATCGCTGAGGGTCCTGCTTCAATGCGAACCCTTCCGCTCATCTTTGATGCCATCGGCGGAAGCACCACTGGCGCAGGGCCATACACCTGGACTTGGTCGCCAACGCAGGGCGATGTTGACACGCTGGTCTTCTACTCCTTCTTGGTCACCGATGGCGTGCAGAAGTATCTCGTGAGCGACGCTGCTCCAACCGAGATCACCCTGTCAGCAGACGCAACAGGGCTGCTCCAGGCTGGCGCAACCTTCGCTGCGACCACGGTTGCAAGCTCAGCGCTTGCCTTCCCTACGGCGATCCCTGCCAACCCATTCTTGGCTGGGCGCTTGATGAAGCTCAGCACCGATACGAACTTCCCTGACAAGAGCGGCACAGGCGCGACCGATTACGCCTCTATCTTCAACTTCAACCTGTCGATCACGACAGGCGTTGGGATGGTCACGGCGCTTGATGGCAGCCTGACGGCAGCCACGGCCGCGCTGACCGGCGTGCTTGATGCAACGCTGACCTTCACGGTTGCGAGCAACTCGGCAGCCACGACCTCATTCCCAATCAGCGACATCGCCACGCAGAAGTACCTGCGCCTATTCGGCACTACTGCCGATAACTACGGTCTCTGGATTCTTGGCTCGTGGGAAGTGGAGAATGTCGTGCCACTTTCAGCGGATCAGGATGGCGTGGTGGTCAATGAGGTCACCTGCCGACTGGCATACGATGTGACTTCAGGGAAGAGCCTTGAGGTCATCATCGACTCGCCACTGGCAACAGCGCCATAAAGAGCAGCGCCTAGAGCGCTAGTAGGAGGATCAATATGGACACGGTAAAGATCGCCCTAGAGGGTGAGTTTGCTGGGTGGACAGCCGAGCTGCGAAAGACAGTCTCTGCGCGCATCCTGCTCGACTTGGAGTCAGGCGAAGCGTCACGAGCGCTCGCAGCGTTTGCCAAGCTGGTGGTCACGCATAACTTCAAGGGGCTTGATGGCAAGCCTGTTGACGATGTGCTGGATGCACCGGTGGATGCGCTATCGCAGACGCTTGAGGCGTGGGGTAAGGCGAACCAGCCGGACCCCAAGTAAGGCTCGCCGCCAGGCGGATGGCGATTGGACAATCTATCTCGCCTCCGCCGGAGATCATCTTCCACCTCTTAGGCGAAAAGTTTGGGATGTGGCCAGATGAGGTAGCGAGCCTACCGCTCGACCAAGTGCTGCTTGCCTGGACAATCCACGCAGAGATGCAGCCGAAAGGGAAGTGATGCCAGCCGCTCTAGAAATCAAGATGCAAGGGCAGATTCGAGCAGAGGCGAAAGCGCTGCAAGATGTCTTCCTAAAGACACTTGGCTGGAAGGGCGTTCGCAAGCTAGAGCAGTTCGCCGTTGTCAATG